CGACTTTGCTGGAGGTACTAACCCACCAACAAGAAACTACGCTGTTGGTTCTGCTGTTGCTACGACTGTTTCTCATACACCTAGAAACATTCACGGCACAATCACTTCAAACCACTTCTCAACTTTCAATGCAACCACACCTTATGGTTCGCAAGGAAATACGAGAGTAACGTTTGTAAGAAACGTCAACATCATGGGCACCTCAGCAAGCACTTCTGTGATTGACGAGGACAACATCCAAGTTTCTTCACTTGGAACGGGTAGTGGTAATGCAACCAGAGTTAATGTTGGTAGTGGAGATAATCCAAACCCAACATACAATTCTTGGGTTCCTGCCAACAGCATTCAAACTTATGATGCTGCAGTAAGAGGCGGTGTCCTAAGACATGATGTTACGGACTACTCCGCAGCAGCATATCTACCACAAGGTCCTAACTACTCGACGGGTAGAAACGGTGATCAATACTTCCAGGTTGAGATTATCAGATCTCAAGTTTCGGAATTCAGTATTTCTTATACTGGATCTGCAGCAGGTTGCTGGGTTGCAATGCCTGACAACTCAACTTGGACAACTTCACTCTCTGGTACTAATGGTTGGGCAGATATGTTCCAGGCATATAGAGGTTCTGGAGTCCCAACATCAGCAGAACCTGGTTGTTCCTCTGGTGGTGTGATGGATACTAACGGTGGCACATTTACTTGCGTGTTTGGAACCGAATCTTCGTCTAATGACACTAACAACAGAATTCTTGTTAGGTGGAAATTGACCTCCGGTCAATCAATTACAGCAATGTCATTCTCTGCAACTTAATTAAAAGGGGGTCAATAGTAAAATGGCAGCATCTATCGAACAGAAGGTTGATTATCTGTTAAAGAAGATCGGTTATACCGCATCTAAGACAGGTATCGCTGAAGACGAGTCTCTCTCAGGGACTAAAAAGGCTCCCTTTGCGGAAGCCTTACCATCTCCACTAGTTGTTCCTGCAACTAGTATTTACGGTCAATCGGAACTTATTCCATCAACTCCTCCTGGTGCTACCAGTGGAGTAGTTGAGGTTTATGGAACAACATCTGCGTTCCAGATGACCGAAGACAACACTGTTTCTGGTAAGCGTTCTTGGCTTGCAAGAGCAGTTCAAGGCAATAACTCCTCCGATATGGTTGGAGACTGGATTGATACTCAATTTGGTTCTGACTACATCATCAACGTTTATGCAGGTGATCCAAACTCTGGCGGTACTAAGTTGTCCGCTGCAGGTTCTGGTTCTAACGACACCTGGTTCTTTGACTATTCCTCTGGTGTTCTAAACTTCAACGGTGACGCTGCTCCTACAGCAGTGACTGGTGGTGCAGACATCTACCTCGTAGGTTACAGATACACTGGTCTCAAGGGAACCAGTGGTGCAGACGGATCTTTCACTGAAGTAATTGTCAGTGGAGTTGCAACTTTCTCTAGCGATATCAATGCAAATGGTAACATCATCGGTGATGGTGCAACCAATATCTCTGGTATTGACAGCGTAACTGCAGCATCTTACTACCTACAAGATGGTGCAAACCCAGCACAAAACGTATTCACTGTATCTGGAACTGATGTTTCTCTAAACGGTGTTGATGCGATTGACGCAACGACCAAAGCAACTCTTGAAGCAAGTCTTGCAATTGCGCCAAACGAATTTACAGATATCGTAGTTTCTGGTCTATCCACATTCAACGGTACTGTTGATCTTAATGCTGACATCATCGGTAGTGGTGACATCACCTATACTGGTATCGGAAGCATTACTGCTGGTATTGCAACCTTCGGTCAAGCAACTCTAGGTAGTGGTTCTACCATCACTGGAATTGGTTATATTGAAAGTCTAAGAGTAGAAAACGGTGCTGAAATCAGTGGCGTTACAACCTTCAAGGGAGACGTGGTCTTCGAAGGTAACTCCATCACTGGTACGATTGAAAATGCAGAGAGAGCATACAGACTTGACGCTCCTCTAACTACTGGCACAAACAACGTATCATTTGCACTACCACTTGTTGAGACACCTGGTCTTGATACTTCATTCGTAACAACTCAGGAAGTTACCTATAACCCTGCAACTGGTATTCTTACTGCACCTAGTGCAAACTTCAGCGAGAATGTAAATGTTGTTGGAGTTCTAACTGCTGGAACACTTTACGTTAATAACCCACTAGAAGACGTTGTTATCACCAACGCTATCATCACGGGTATTGCAACAGTTGCAGGTGACTTTGAAGCACAATCTAATGTACAAATTGATGGCAATCTAACTATTGATGGTACTCTTGTTGGTACTGCCGTTAGTGCTACTACACTAACTGCATCTGGCGAAGTTGAAGGTGGTTCTCTTGATATCAACGGTAACGGCGATATCTCTGGAAACCTTAATGTTGGTGGCGACCTAACCATTGCTGGAACACTAGCATATGAAGATGTAACTAACATTGATTCTGTCGGTCTTATCACTGCAAGAACTGGTATTGACGTTCTAGCAAATGGTATCAATGTTCAGGCAGGTGTTGTTACTTCTACTGATGGTTTCGAAGGAGATCTAACTGGCGACGTAATTGGTAACGTAACTGGCAATCTAACTGGTGAAGTCAATGCTCCCGCATTCGATACTAATGCAGATGGAGTTGTTGTAACTGGTATTGCTACTGCTACTGGATTCAGCGGACCTCTTGTTGGTGATGTAACTGGTAATCTAACTGGTGAAGTCAATGCTGCTGCATTTGACACCAACGCAGACGGTATTGTTGTAACGGGTGTTGCTACTGCTACCGCATTTGTTGGAGACGGTTCTGGACTTACCAATATCGATGCTGCACTCAACGGACAAGATGTTTCAGTAAGACACGCTCAAGTCGGTGGTGCTCTAACCGTAACTGGTGCAACTGATCTTAATGGAGATCTAGATGTAGATGGTCTTACCAACCTTGACGAAGTAAATATCGCAGGTGTTGCAACTGGTGTTCAGTTCAACATTGGTAATACTGCAGTTCTTGAGACTGTAAATGGTCAGGTTTCACTATCTGGTATTGCAACTCTTGATGCAACAACTAAAGCAACTATCGAAAGAGAAATTGCTCTCGCACCTAACGACTTTGCAAGTCTAAACATCACTGGTCTATCAACCTTTGCTGGACTTGCTGACTTCAACGGTGGCATTGATGTTGCTGGTGGTTCAACATCAGATGAACTCAATGTAACTGGAGTTGCAACTGTCGGCGGCGCATTTGACGTTAATGGTGGTGCTGACTTATCAGGCGGAGTTCTTGTTGATGTACTCGGTGTAACTGGGGTCGCAACTGTTGCTGGTAATCTACTTGCTAACGCAAATCTAGATGTAACCAACCACACAACGCTCAATACTCTAAGAGCAACTGGACTTTCTACATTCGTAGATGATGTTCAGATTGATGGAGACCTAACTGCTAACGGAGACATCACAGGTGATGGTGCAACTAACATCACTGGAATCAATAGCGTAACTGCTACCGAATTCTACGGTGATGGTTCAAACCTAACTGGTCTCGAAGCAGGACTTGACGGTCTTAACGTAACTCTAGGTGATGTTACTGTTGGTGGAGCACTAACCGTAACTGGTGACACTGATCTAAACGGCGGTCTCGACGTTGATGGTCACACTGAAGTAGATAACTTCCGCGCATCGGGCGTATCTACATTCGTTGGTGGTGCAACATTCGAAGAGAACCTTGCAATCCTCGGACAGGGTAGCATCCAAACACTAGTTGTTGCTGGTAACTCTTCCCTACAGGCAACACAAATTGGTGCTGGTCTAACCGTAACTGGTCTTGCTGACCTCAACGGTGCTGTTTCTGTTGCTGGAACTTCCGAGTTCAACGATGTTGTAAGAATCAACGACACATTATTCGCGAACGGTGCAGTTGAAGTTGCAGACGGTCAAGGACTTACTGTTGGTAATATCTTTAGTGTAGATTCAAACGGTGAATCACCAATCTTCTCTGTAGATATTGAAGCAGACTTTAACGAAGGCATCAATGTTGATGGCGAAGTTGGTGGTAACGCAGGTATCCTTACAACTGGCGACCTCGCAGGCACGATTGCTGGTCTTGACATTGCTCCAAGACACATCAATGCATCTGGAGTTGGTACCTTCGCGGGCGCGATTGATGCAAACGGTGGATTGGATGTCGCAGGTGGTGCTACTCTTGACACACTAACTGTCACGGGTAACACAACTCTTGGTGATGCTTCTTCTGACACTGTTTCCTTCGTCGCATCTGTCGGAACTGGTCTAACACCTTCCGCAAATGCTACGCACGATCTTGGTGCTAACGAACTAAGATTCGCCAACGTCTATGGCGGACAATTCATCGGAACATCGGTGAACGTCAGCGATGATGTTACAATCGGCGGAAACCTAAGCGTCGGTGGAACAATCACCGCAGTTGATATTGTCGATCTACAGATCATCTCACCTGTTGTTGAACTTGGTCTTGAGTCAGTTGGTGATGGAACACTCCAACCACCTTCAGATCAGACGCTCTACAATTCTGGAATCGCAATGTGGTACAACCGCGTTGGTGTTTCTTCCACTAACGCACAGGCAGCAGCAATGTTTGCTGATATCAGACCAACTGGAACCTACAGAATTGGATTCGCAACTGACGTTTCCTTCTCTGGATATGGAACCACTGATTCGATCAGTTCCGTCAATGGATGGGCAGAGATCGAAGCAGGTGGTCTATGGATGAATGACTGTGCTGGACAATCGGTTGTTATCAACTGTACTGGTACGGAAAGATTCCTCAACAACATCACTGTTGATGGCGGAACGTTCTGATCCAAAACTTAATAATTGAATGATAAATAGGAGGGTATATGCCCTCCTTTTTTATTGCCATGAATGAGCAGCAAACATTAATACACTATGAATCCCAGATCGAAGTTCTTCAAAAGAAGTTAGAAGAAATGTTCAAGTCTAGTGTTGAGAAAGACGTAGTAATTCTAAATTATAGAAAATCTGCAGAACAATATAACAAGACCATTGAAGGTCTAACAATGAAACTTCAAGAGTTTGAAGGAGCGCAAGAAAATCAGATTGCAGCAGTAGAATCCAGAAATGCTAGAATTCAAGAACTTGAAGAAGATCTAGAAGTTAATAAGAATCTAGTCCAAAAGCAAAGAGAAGAACTTGGTATTGTACAAGATCAACTTACAATTGCTCTTAAAGAATATGATGAGCAAAGACAACGTGAGACCGCAGAAGAATTAAAAGAATATACTGGCAAGATTGAAACTTTGCAGAAACAACTTGAAGCATCTAAAGGTGACAACAATGTAGAGATTCAAAATCTACGCAAGTCTGCTAAAGATTTTGAAGTCGCAAATAGAAATAATCTTCAAGCACTTAACAAAGCAAATGCAGAACTTTCTGCACTTAAGGAAGAGACTGTTTCTATTAGAGAAAATGCAGTTCAGAATGCTAGAATTACTTCTCAACTTACAGAATTGAAGGGGCAACAACAAGCAAAGATTCAAGAATTGTCCGATCAACTTACTCAACTAGTGGAGGACAAGACCCTAATGCTGGATAAAATTGATAAGTTAAACGAGGAATTGGAAAATGCACAAAAACCAAAACCAGCAGTAAAAACAACTACAACCAGTAGAAGAAGAAAGTCTGCAACGTCTAAATAGATATAGAAACAACCAATAAATATTGGTTTTGAGGTCTTTACCGCTTTAATATTAATGGCAGCACCGAAGATTCAACTGCGCCGATCATCTGTATCGGGCAGAGTACCCACAACCTTACAACTCCAGTTAGGTGAGTTGGCCATCAACACATATGATGGTCGTCTGTATATTAAGCAAGACACTGGTGGAGTTGGAGTAGATACATCAGTTATCCTGGTCAACCCATGGATGCCAGACGGTGGTACTGGTATCGAATATTCTGGGGACGTAAATTTTGGTGCTGCACTGACAGGTACTGGAGATGTAACTGCTAACGCATTTATTGGAGATGGTTCTCAATTAACAGGTCTTCCAACTGGAGGATTGTGGAAGGCAGATGGCGTAGGTATCCATACAACAGCAAAGGTTGGCATCGGAACGGAGACTGCCAACTCTGCCTATGATCTACACGTTGTAGGTTCTGGGCAAACTGCTCTATTTGTTGAAGGTGGAGCAAGAGTTAGCGGAATGTTCTCCGTTGGTGAGAACACCATTACTCTTGATGGTGAGAATAACATTATCTATGTTGGCGATGAGATGCTCATTGCTGGCGATCGTATTGAGATTGGTGGTGATATTAATATTGGTGTTAATGCAACTGGTATTAACACTTGCCCCAATGTTTTATATGTTACAAAAGATGGCAAAGATACCAGCAACGGAACATCAATTGACACTGCAAAACTTACAATTGCTGGTGCCCTAGCAATTGCAGAATCTGGAGACACAATCTTTGTTAAGTCTGGAACATATAGTGAGGCAAATCCACTTACTGTTCCTGCTGGAGTATCGGTTGTTGGTGACTCCTTGAGAGAAGTTACTGTCACTCCCCAAACTCCAACATCTGATTTGTTCTACGTTAATAAGGGAACACTTCTACAAGGTATGACATTCACTGGTCATACTGCACCTGCTGCTGCAGTTGCATTCCCACCTGGTGGAGCAACTAATGTTGGTGGTGGTAAGTGGGAAAGTCCTTATGTAAGAAACTGCACCAGTAACACTACAACTGGTACAGGCATGAGAATTGACGGAGACTTGGCAGAAAGTCTCAAGTCAATGGTTGTTGATTCATATACCCAATATAATCAAGGTGGCGTTGGTATTGCAATTACCAACCAAGGATATGCACAGTTAGTTAGTGCATTCACTGTATGTTGTGACACTGCAATTTCTGCACACAAAGGCGGACAATGCTCACTCTCAAATAGTAACTGCGACTTTGGTAACTTTGGACTAGTTGCTGATGGTGTCAGTGACCTTCAGTTCTCTGGTACAACAGATGCACTTGCTCCTGCAGGAACTTCTGTAGTTACAGTCGATGTTGGAGCAGCAACTACTAGACCATACTCTGGTCAGGTAGTTTATTTTGATACTCTATACAATACTGTCCAAGAAATTACTATTACAAATGGTGGTAGTGGATATACATCAACCCCTGATGTTACTTTCACTGCGCCAACTGGACCTAATGGAAGAACAGCAACTGCAAGAGCAACTGTTACTAATGGTGTTGTAACTGCAGTTACACTTATTTCAAGTGGATCGCAATATCAATCAACACCAACAATTACAATTGGAGCGCCAGATTCTGGTGTTACCGCAACTGCAACTGCAGAAATGCTTCCAACTTACTATACAATAAATAGTTCCACACCAATTTCTTCTGGCATTACTACAGTTACTTTAGATGAAAATCTATTGAATAGTGTTGGATCTAACTCAACGGTCAACTTCTATCAACAGAGTAAGATCGTTGCTTCGTCTCACACATTTGAGTATGTCGGATCAGGAATCGATATTACTACTGCCACGCCTAAGAGAGGTGGTGTTGCAATCCCTGGAAATGAAGTTGTAATGACAAACGGTGGTAAAGTTGTTTACACAAGCACCGACCAAGCAGGTAACTTCAAGATTGGTGATGACCTTACTATTAACCAGAACACTGGAACAATTAGTGGTAGAGCATTCACCCAAAGTTTATTTGCTCAAATGACTCCCTTTATCCTAGCACTTTCGGACTAAATCAATGGCACAATTACCTCTTAACGTATTTAAAACAATTACTCATGAAGTTGGTGTTAATACTGTAGGTATCTACACTGCACCTTCTGGGTATTCTTCAATTATCTTGTACTCTCACGTTTCTAACGTAGGTGCAAGTACAGCAACATTTACCCTTGCTCACAACAGGGGAGCAGTAGAAACAGAACTCATCAAAGGTGGAGCAGTTCCTCCTAATGATGCATATGTTCCTACTGATGGAAAGGTTGTTCTAGAATCTAGCGACTACATTTCCATTGTTGGAAGTTCCGCAGGGACACTTAAAGCAGTCGTTAGCATCTTGGAGACCGCAAATGCCTAAACTCATTAGTTCAAAAAATATTGGCAATCCACCTGCTGATGGATATATTCTATCCAGCAGTACTGTTGGTGTTTTAGCATGGACTGATGAAGCACTTTCTGGATCTGTAGGTGTTTCTAGTGAAGGGACAGTTATTGTTCCAGATACAACAACCATCGACTTTAGAAATAGAGTTGAAATTGCAGAAGAACCAAGTGCAGGTATTGCATCTGTTGTAATTACCAGTGATCCACTGACAATTGCTAATCTATAAATAATCATTATGGATGCTGTAACAGAACTACAGAGGTCTTTAAAGACGTTGAAGGACACTTCATACGATTCTATCGATTCTCTAATGCGTAAGATTATGAAAAAACACGACGTTACAGCAAAAGAATTACATAATGGTTTCAAAACTGAATATGGCAAGACACCCGACGACTATATCAACGAAGATCTCCGTGATTGGTTTGGTAAAGGAGATAAAGGTGGTGTCGGCGGTGGTGGTTGGGACAAATACAATTCCAAAGGTGAAAGAGACGGCAAATGTGCGAGAGACAAACCAAGCGATCCGAAACCGAAGTGCCTATCCAAGAGCAAAGCAAACCGCTTACGTTCTCAAGGGGGTGCCAAGGCAATTGCAAATGCGGTAAATCGGAAGCGAAAAGCAGATCCAGTAGCTGACAGAAAAGGTAAAGGAGGAAAACCTATCATGGTATCAAACAAACTACAAAATGAAGCAGCACTCGGTGTGGATGATGCCGTGACGCAACCCGATATCGTCAGATATACGGACACTCCAGAAGTACAGAACTCCCCTGGATTCTCTGCACTACCTAGATATTGCACCAAATGCAAGAAGATTGAAACTCAGGCAGAGTGTGCATATGGACCCAAAGCATGGGTAATCTATAGTGTTCCTCCTCGTCTCCAAACAGTATTTGGAGAAGAAGCAGAAGCACCTGAGCAGAAGATTGTAACTGAAAGTCTAACTCTAGAAGAAAGAGTTATGCTCGGTGCCGAAGCAATGGTTCTTGAGAAGAATGAACCAACCAATCCTGCTCTATGGAGCAAGATGGTATCTAAGGCAAAGAGCAAGTTTGATGTTTATCCTTCTGCTTATGCAAATGGATGGGCAGCAAAACAGTATAAGGCTGCTGGTGGATCTTGGAAGTCCAAGACCAAGAAAGAGTCTGTAACCATTGAAGATGCAAATGGCAATACCTTTGCAGAAGTTGTTGATGTAGTTTCCGTAGAAGACATGCAAAATAAAGAAGAACTCAAGGCAAATATTGCCGAGAGAAGAGCACAAGAGATTGAAGAGCAGAAGAATGCAGAACTAGAAGAAGCAGTGAGACTTCCTTCTACAAATGGAAACTTCTATACAGTATCTCTCATCTGGAGAATGAAGATGTATGTGGTGAAGATGTTCTTCCCCAAAGTTGGTATGGTATCAAGAATGGATGTCAATGATGAAATCCAAAAGATCTATCATGGTGCAAAACTAGTGAGTTATGAACTCTCTACTGAGCAACCTGGAACACCATTCATCCAAGTCACTAAGTTCAACGGTGGAGATCGTGGTGGTGCAGTATTTGATTCTCAAACTGCATTTACTGGACCTGGTATTCCTGAAGAGGTAGAACCTGCAAAAAAGTAGAAGAGGGTGCTGCCTGGACTAAGAAGGCAGGTAAGAACAAAGAGGGTGGTCTTAACGAAAAGGGACGTAAGTCCTACGAAAAAGAAAATCCTGGTTCTGATCTAAAGGCACCCTCAAAGAAAGTTGGTAATCCTAGGAGAGCATCTTTCTGTGCAAGAATGAAAGGAATGAAGTCTAAACTGACTTCAAAGAAAACTGCTAGTGATCCCGACAGCAGAATCAATAAATCGTTAAGGGCTTGGAACTGCTGATGAAATCATACAAAGAGTTTATTTCAGAGTCAGTTAATATTTCTGGCGACTTTACTGGCAATTTATATATGAATTCTCAATCTGAACCACAGCAGGTTAGTGAAAGTTATGTTGCTGATATTACTTGGCAAGGCAGTATCTATCGTCTTGAACTAACAACTAAGAGTGGAATTCCTTCAAGACAGGAACTTGGTGAGCAATTGCAAAAGGAATATCCTGGTGCAATGGTTCAGAACATCTATCCAGTAGAAGAAAGCAATATTTCAATTAAAAATTCACAAAGATACCACCCAGCAAAATTAGAATGGATTGATTAATAATGGCACAGTGGAATAAAAATACTCAAGATTATCTTAACAACGGAAGAACTTTATTTGAAGTCAATATGTGCGCCGATAAGTACGGCAATATTGGTGCATGTGGTGGAGATATAGAATATGTATTAAATATTGCTTCTGGAATTACTACCCAGATGGCAAACGTTCATAAGTTTGGTGCCGTTTTAACTAGTAACAGCGGAGACTATGATACTGTTTGGACTGAAAGAGGTGCATATACTTTTCCATCTACAGCACAAACAGTTACTGTTGATTCATCTTCAACGGAAGATAGTTCTGGTGGAACAGGAGCACTTACAGTAAGACTTCAGGGTCTTGATGCAAACTATAATGAAGTAGAAGAAGACTTTACTTTAAATGGACAAGTTGGTGTTGGTGGAACTGTATCGTTTTTAAGAACTCACAGAGCATTCATCTTAACAGGTAATAATGGAAATACAAATGTGGGAACTATTAACTTCACACTTGATGGAAATATTTCCTGTCAGATTGCTGAAGGTATGGGACAATCACAAGTTGCTTTCTATACAATTCCTGCAGGAAAGAGTGGTTACTTACGGGCATTTGTTGCGACAATGAATAAAAATCAAGAGAATACGGTTCGCTTGTTTCAGAAACCTTTTGGTGGTGTATTCAGAGTTGCTAGTGAATTGAACCTATATAGCAGTAACATGCATACTACTTTTAGTATTCCACTTTACTTCACAGAAAAAACAGATCTTGAAGTAAGAACTTATACGGGATCTAACTGTACAGTATCTGGAATGTTTGATCTATTAGTTGTAGAAAATGAGTGACGTATATCTTGGTAATCCGCTTCTAAAAAAAGCAAATACAAAAATTGAATTTACTGAAGAACAGGTTATTGAGTTCGTAAAGTGTGCTCAAGACCCTGTTTATTTTGCAAAGAACTATGTTCAGATTGTGACCCTGGATAAGGGTTTGCAACCTTTTAAATTATATGACTTTCAGGAAAAGTTAGTCAATAGGTTCCATGAGAACCGATTTAATATTTGCAAGATGCCACGTCAGACAGGTAAGTCGACGACTGTGGTATCTTTTTTGCTACATTATGCAGTATTTAATGATAACGTTAATATCGGTATTCTGGCAAACAAAGCAGCAACTGCTAGAGAACTACTCGATAGATTACAGACTGCATACGAGAACTTACCCAAGTGGATGCAGCAGGGTATTATTTCATGGAACAAAGGTAGTCTGGAGTTAGAGAATGGCAGTAAGATATTGGCAGCTTCTACATCTGCGAGTGCTGTCCGAGGTATGTCGTTTAACATCCTCTTTCTCGACGAATTCGCGTTCGTCCCAAATCACATTGCTGACTCGTTCTTTGCATCTGTTTATCCTACTATTACTTCTGGTAAA